CACGGTTGTTAAAAGAGGAGACTATGAAGAATTTACTGCACGACCTGATATGGAAGGTAAGATGAAAGATGTTGAAGATGGTGTGCCAGACGATATTATTGAGGAGGTTATGACTATGGATGATACAATAATTAAAAAAGCAGAGGGTGGACGTATTGGTTTTTCTGCAGGTAAAAGTTTTGCTAAACTTTTAGCAGATAAAACTATTACAGGTTCATCGCGTAGATTTTTAGAAAAAGTATTTGGTAAAGAATCTTTTGAAAATATGATTGAAAATGATCCTGAGTTATACAAAGGATTATTGGAGACTGTAGAAATGTTTAGAAAAAGAGACAAAGAAGGATTAAAAATGTACATGCAAAAATTTTTACCGCACATGGATGATGAAACGGTAGAAGAATTTATTATTGGCACTAGACCTGACATAGAAGGTATTCAAGGTCAATTACTTAGATTAGGTAGTGGTCGAGATTATAAAGGTAAATTAGATATGATTAAACAAGCCGAGCAAAATAGAAAACTTGATAATTTAGAAATTACAGAAGAAATGATACGTAAACCAAATGCATCAGGTGGTATTGCTAAATTGTTAGGAGAATAATGCGTCCAGATAAATTTAAACTAGCGAATGAATGGATCTATGGTGAAGCAACACCTATGGAAGAAGCAAAAGCTACATGGGAAGCTATGGATGCTGAGTTTAATGAAAATAGAAAAATAATGCTTGCTGAAAGTAATCCATATAAAGATAACTTTAACACACCAGATTTAGAACAGTCCGAGTTTTTAGAACCAAAACGTATAGACATTTTTGGAAATGTCATTCCAGCAGAAACATTAGAAGACTGGGATGTAACATTTAGAAGACCTAATGCTGAGGGCGGACGAATACCTTTTAATAAAGGTAAAGAAGTTAGAATAAGTAAAAATCAATACGGAGAATTTGAAACAACTTATAAAAAACCAACAACATTATTAGATAAATATCAAAATATGTTAGATGACTATGCTGAATTAGTTAAAGACTCTCTTAGATTAAATGATGGAACAAATTTACCAAAAAATTTTAAAGAGTATGTAAACAATTACTCATTTGCAGATGGCACCAAAGCAAAATACGCAACATATGCTAATTTAGTTGCTAGAAGATCAGACACTAAATATACAAAATCTTTAAAACCTCCAGTCGATGTTGTTAACGTTAAATTAAAAATTATGGATAATTTAATAACAGAATCTAATGCGGGAAATAAAGCTACTAATCTAACAACACTTGCTAAAAAAGTTAATTGGACAGATAAAGATATATCTAATTACAAAAGACAAGGAAAAATTAAAAAACTTGATTCACCAGCTGACAAAGTTGATAAGGTTTATAAAAATTTTTTTAATAATTTAGATGCACCGCTTGAAGATTTTTTTAATCCTATTTACAAAATGTCTGAAGAAACAGGATTAAATAGAGGCACTGTAAGCACACTCTTAAATAAAAACCCTAATTATACTGACGAAGGTAAAAAATTGTTTAAAGCTTTAGGAACATTTTCTCTTAAAGGAAAATATGCACAAGAAGGTTTTACTATAGGTCAATTTTTAGATGATTTTGAAAATAGATTGTTTGTAGGAGAAAACGGTCTTTTAAGTATGAGAAATTATAACAAACCAACAAGTGCTATTGTTTTAGATGCATACAGACATTGGGATCAAGGTGGAAAACAAATTGAATGGATTAATCCTCCTAAAATGGATAAAAAAGGTAATTTAATAAGTTTAGCTGATGCTCAGTTTAAATACAAAGGTCCAAATAGTTCAAATACTATTTGGAGTGCTTCTGGTAATACAGTTAATGGAGTTAAATCTAAATCGATTGCTATTTTTGGTAAAGATGCCCCTGAGTTTCAAAAAGTTTTTCAAGATTACGAAGATATATTTAGATTAGAAAACGAAATTAAACCTCATCCAGTAACAGGAAAACCAACAAAGATGATTGACATATCAAAAGAAGCTTACAATATTGGAAAAGGGTCTTCCTTTGGAACTTCTAATCTTGCAAGAGACCATGTTAATATTATTAAAGATGTGTTTGGTAATGATCCAAAATATGGAACTAGAATTTTACCTAGAAGAGTAAATGAATATGCTGGTGCTTTAAAAGCTATTGAACAAGCTACTAAAAAAGGCATAAGCAAAAATTATACT